GACCAGCGTGTAGACGCGACCGCCGATGGTGACGGTATCAGCCGCCGTGCCGACGCCCGAGAAGGTGATCGTGCCGGTGGCCTTGGCCCCCGCGACCAGAGCGCCGTATTCCGCCGGGATGACATTGCCAGCACCGTCGAACGCAACAACCGTGCGGGCGGGCAGGACTTGGTTCCCGATGAACGGGTGCGGCGAGGAAGCCAGACCGGGGGTGTCCCCGACCAGCAGAAGGGCACCAGCGGGATCGAAGGTTTGCGAACGCTGACCAGCGACACCAGCCAGCAGATCGTCGTTACGAGGCGTGATCGCCATGTCAGTTCTCCATCAAGAAGTTCGGTTGAAGGTTTACCTGCCGATTGCCCGGCAGGTCAAGTGGGATCAGTTGCGGCGCGGGGCAGCAGCGGCGGCAAAACCGGCAGCAGCGAACAGGCCGTCCACAGCGGACAGGCCGTCGTTGTCTTTGGTGTCGTCGCCGGACTCAGCGCCGACCTGCGGGTTCTTGGTGCCTTCCATCGCGGCGTCGAAGCCGGACTTCTGCTTGCCTTCAACCTTGGCAGGCGGGGTCGGGGCAGAAGCCTCGGCCTTTTCTTCCGGCAGACCGGCCAGCATGGCTGCGGCTTGCTCGGCGGTCAGGCCCGCCGTATAGGCGGCCATCGCGGCTTTCGGCTTTTTCTTGCCGTCTTCGCTGCCGGTAATCGCGGTGAAGCGCGTGGCTTCAGCTTTCTGCCCGGCGGACATCCCTTCGGTGCGAGCCGAAGCGACAGCGGCGTCCATCTGTTCTTGGGTAAAGGTGGTCATTTGTTCACTCTCCGCTTCGGCAACTTCACTCACGAAGACTGCCATTTCTTCATCCAGTGCCCCGATCCCGTCGGCGAAACCGTTCGCCACCGAGTCCGTTGCGTCGAAGGTAAGGGCCTCAGTATCCCGAACCGCTTGGTCTTCCATCTTCCGGTTGCGGGCCACCGTGCTGGTGAACACCGCATAGATTTTGTCGATTCGCTCCTGAATACGAGCTTTCACGTCGTCAGGCAACTTCTCGTAGGGGTTCCCGTCAACCTTGTGCGAACCCGCATAGATGAACGTGACCTTGATGCCATCTTGGGCCAATGCGCCGGACCAGTCAACATGGGCCGTGACCACGCCGACGGAACCCGTTCCGCCCGACCGGGTGACGATCAAATCCGTCGCCGCCGAGCCGAGGGCATAGGCTGCCGAGTAGGCATGGTCTGCCGCGAACGCCCGGATGGGCTTGACCGACCGGGCCGCGAACATCTTGTCGCCAAGCTCAAAGCAGCCTGCGACTTCGCCGCCGGGGCTGTCCACGATCAAAGCAATCGCCTTGACGTTCTCGTCTTCCATCCCACGGGCCAGAGCGCGTTCGATGTATTGGTAGCCAGTGGCCCAGCGACCGAACTGGTAGCTGAAGCGGTTCAGCAGCATCCCTTGGATCGGGATTTGCAGGACGCCGTTGGTCACAAGGTAGGGCCGGTAGTCGGCCATTTCCTCAGACCAGAACCCATCGTCCGCACCGCCCATTGCCATCCGGCTCTGGTTGACCAGCCCCAAGAAATTGGGATCGGCAGCCAGATGCAGGATGGTGGCGTTCACCAGATCGACGCTGTTGCGGTCCACCAAAATCGGGTTGGCGACGAACGCTTCAACGAAGGGGTGTTCACTTGGTTTTTTTGCCATTGTTCTTCGACTCCGCTGCCGTGCCGTCCTGTTGATCTTCTCGCGGGCTGCCGCTGGCGGCGTTCACGCTGTTGTCTTCCATCAGGACGATACCGCGCTTCTCCCGCTCTTTGGTCTCGCGTTCCAACTGAACGTAGACCTTCCGCCAGTCCTTGCCAAGCGCAGAAAGTTCGTCCTCGTGGGTGGAGAGGCCATACTTGATCCGAAGGACCGCCGCTTGGGTTTCCTTCAGTTCGTCAATCTGGCCGCGAGACGCGCCGATCCAGTCAGCGTTCGACAGGGCATCGAACAGCAAGTTCTGGTAGCCGTTGCTGTAGAGCTTGTCGGCTTCCTTGGCCCGGAAGGTTTCGAGCCGGTCGTTGTTGATCGCCTCTTCCAGCCAGAGCCGGTAGATCGAGTCGGCCATGCCGTTCGCCACGATCCGTTTCCGGCTCTGCATGAAGCTGCGGGTCTGGGCGATGGCGGCCTTGATGGTCGAATAGTTGGCGTTCGTGAAGTCCTTCGAGAACTCTTCATAGGACAGGTTCAGCGAGGCCGCGCCGTAGCGCAGCAGGGATTGCTCGTATTCCTGACCGACGCCTGCCGGGTCCGCCACGTTCTGCATGTTCAGCTTCGTGCCGGGGAACAGGTGCGGGATTTTCACGCCGTCGATTTGCATGTGCTTGGACGCGCCGAGGTAGGCGTTGACCGAAGCCAGATACTCGGTGGCATAGTCCGTCACGGCCCCGCCGATGTTCGGCGACCCGGAAGAGCCGACGCCAAGCTGGGCGTAGACGGCTTCCGGCGGAAGCTCGGACTCGATGGTCGCGGCATAGGACGCGGCCAAGACCGCCTTCTGCAAGGTCACGTCGCGGAACTTGCGAGCAATCGCCATCTCCCGCATCCCGGCAGCCATGTCCGAGATCGCCCGCGTCTGGTCAACTCGCATTTGCTCGCGCAGCAGGATGACCATCTGGCGGCCCCAAGGCTTGCGCCACGGGACTTCCCGCCAGAAGTTGTCGTAGCCCGGCCCCCACGCATAGTCAGACGGGTGCTTGGTGCGAATGAAGGCCGACATCGGGGCACCATAGCTGTCGCGCCGGATGCCGCCCCGGATCATCGGATCGAAGCCCCGGTCGGCAGGCGTGGTCAGGCGGTCGGTATCGACCATCTGGATCGCCGTCTTGAACTCGCGGGCGTTCTGGCTGATCCACTCGCCGGTCGCCAGCACTTCGCCGCCATAGACATAGACCCCCACGGCCAGCCGGATGATGCTGGTGAAATCGTTGATGCGGGCCGCGTCCACCCACTTGTGCGGGCTTTCCGCCCAGAGCGTGAACTTGGTCTCGACCTCTTCCTGAAAAGCCTCGGCCCACTCTTGGGTCTTGCCCAGCAGTTTGAAGTCGGGCTTGGCCGACAGCATGAAGAAGGCCCCGACGATGGAGTCCTTGTGGATCGTGGCCCCGCTCTGGACATAGGCGTCGTTCCGGCCAAGATCGCGGGCACGGGCGTCGATAATCAGCTTGTCCACCAGCATGTCGGAGTCAGCCGACTGAAGCGGCGGCACCCAGCCAGCGATCCCTCGGTCCATGCGGGACGCGGCGTCATAGGCCCCGCCCATCGCGTTGACCTTCATCGGGGCACCAACCAGCGCGTCGATCTCGGTAAGTTCGGTCTTGCTGATCTTCGCCATCAGAGCATCCACGCTTGCAGGGGGCCGACAATGCCCGAAGACTGGCCCAACTGGCCCTTCAATTCGAGGATATAGGATCGAAGGCCGTTGATGTTGGTGGCCGCGTATTCGACACGCTCGCCGTTCTGGTCCACGAAGACGCGGGCCGAGTTCCCCATGCGGTAGTCATGGTAGGCTTGCTCGGCTTCAGCGAGCCGGGCAGTAAGGACTTCCCGCTGTTCAGTTGTCAGGATCACGGTCATGCAAGGGCCTCTGCGAGTTGCGCCAACGAGACGCTGGGTTTCTTCTTCGCCTCGAACGGTTTCTGCACGACCTCGGGATTGAACACAAGATCGTTGTGATCCCACTCTTCGGCCCAAGACGGCGGTTCTTCGAGGTTCCACCGTTCGATGCCAATGATAGTCGTCAACATGCCTGCAAGGCAATAGGCCAGCAAGTCCCAAGACTCGTTCCGATAGCTCTTCGGGTTGATCCAGCCTTTGACCGGGTGTTTGATCTCGACCGTCAGTTCCGAATAGAACGTGTCCGGCAGCCAGTTCGGGAAGACGAAACGGCCCCCAGCTTCAACGCGGTCGAGACGGTGATCGACCGAATCCTTCAGGCTGTTCGGGTTTATCATCAGCACGGGGATTTCCCCTCGGCCACCGGCAGCCCGGTCTTTACGCTGGCTGTCAGGGTAGGAGATCGCCACGCGCGGGGCGTTCTTCGTGGACGCACCCTTTACTAGAAGGAACCGACCGGCCATCCCGGCTTCCCATAGGTAGGTGCCCTCTTCGACCACGCCAGCGTCGTCCGGGTCAGACTCGCCAGACCGCAGCCAACGAACGAAGTCGTAGGCGTTGGCCGTGGTGCCCTCTTTACCGCCGGAGTCACACAGGGTCAGCTTGACGGCCATCTTTCGCCCCGAGCCGTCGCCGAGTTCATAGGTCTTCAGCAGGACCTCTTCGGCCAAGATTTTCCAGTCCTCGGGATAAGCGCCGGGGTTGACCCACTTATGCTCGCCGTCCTCGTCCAGACGCTTGGACTTCTTGACCTCGAAACGGTCGATCACATAGACATCCTTGTTCAACGCAATGCCGTGAATTTGCACGACAAAACGGTTCTTCTGAACGTCAATCGTGGCGATCAGGAAGCGGACGCCCTCGGGCACCAGTCGCATCCCGAGGTCTTTTGCCCGCGCCTTGATGGCTTCAGGAACCCGGTCATTTGCCAGAGACTTCGGCAGATAGGCTTCGCCCTGATCGGTGTTGATCGTGGTCTTAAGAGACTCCTCAGACCCGTTGGCCTCGTATTCCTCTTCAGCCGAAAGGTAGTTGAAGACCAGCGTCTTCCAGTCCGAGAACGCGGCTGCCGCGCCCTTCAGCCAGAACGAGGCGATGGTGGACCGGATGGGGGTGCCGGTGACAGAACCGTCCCGCCGCCAGAGCATCCCGTCCTTGACCCATTTGCCGCCACGGTTCAGTTCGTGCTTGCCGGGCATCTCGCCGACCGGATTGTGGTGATACTTGGTCCCGCAATGCGGGCACTTCAGGACAGCCGCCTCGGCAGCTTCCATCTTGTCCGCCGTGTCCGGCCAGTCCAGCAGGTCGAAGGTCGGCTCAAACTTGCCGTTGCACTGGACGCAGGCCCACATCCAGCGCCGCCGGTCGCCCTTGTTGTAGAGCGCCAAGATGCCCTTGGTCGGCGGGGCCTCGTGGGCCGTCTTGCGCTGCCACTTCGGATTTTCGATAGCGAAGCCCGGCGATGATTCGGCCACCCACATGCAATGGCGGCCAAAGGTCGTGCCGCGCTTTCGGCCCAGATCGAAGGCCGAGCCTTCGCCGTTGATGTCTTCGGGCATCCGGTCATAGTCCGTCAGCCAGCCGCGAGGGATCGGCTTGCCCGACAGTTCGTTGATGGCGGGCCACGAGAGGGTCAGCATCATGCCCGACGTGTAGTGCTTGTCGAACACGTTGTCGCCCTGCTTCCCGTTCGCCAGCAACGCCCCCACGTCGGGGCTGTGCCGGTGCATACGGTCGATCCGGCGCATGGAGAAGTCGCGGGCGGTGGTGTTGGTCGTCTGCACGATCATCATGTCCGCTGGATCGCAGACGGCGCTGTAGGTCAGCCAGTTCAGCACCATCTCGGTCTTGGCGCACTGTGCCGGGCCAGCGAAGATCATGCCGGTGAAATCGAGACTTTGGAGCGTATCCATCGGCTCAATCAGGTAGGGCGTGAGGTCGTTCTTCAGGGGGCCGACGTAGGCACCGGGGATGTTCAGGTGCCGATACTTTTCGGCGGCCTGCGAGACCGTCAGGCGTTCCGGCGGGCGCGCGGCAGCCGCAGCCTGAACGATCAGGCTTTCGAGCGTGATGCTCGATTCAATCATCGCCTTCAGGGCGCGGCGTCCTTCGATCTTCATATCAGTGCCTCGATCTCGTCTTCCCAAGTGTCCACAACCGAAAGCATCTCAGGCAGGGATTCGCCTTCCCCGATCAGTTCCGAAAGCTCTTCAAGCTGCGATCCAGTCTGGGCCTTGCCGACGTTTTCGACCAGCGAATTGTAGAGGTCGGCCTGCAAGCCGTCGGCCAGTTCAACGATCAGGTCGCGCTGCTTGTCCGACAGTTCGGTCTGCCGTTCGATGGTCTCGGACCAAAGCTGGATCGTGAACTTCATGCTTTGGAAGGTGATCCCCAGCACGTCGCGGATTTTCTCCGTCCGCCACAACTGACCGGCGGCCTCTTCCCACTTCTGCCGCTTCAGCAGGGCGTCCCAAACCGTCTGTTGCAGGGCAGCAGGCAGGTCGCCCCGGCGGACACCGCGCAGATACTCTGCGGTCGAGAAGGCGGGCGTGACCAGATAGGCCGCCGCTACCTTCACGTCATAGTGGGTCGTCAGCATCTTAGTGCCGCGCGAGTGAGACGATTTGACCGGGCAGTCTCGCAGCCGGGCCTTCACGACGCGGACATCCATGTCGAAGACCTCGGCCAGCCACGAGGCGGTCACGCCCCGGACAGCCGGGTTCGCAGCTTGCCCCTTCTGGGGAATCAGCCGACCGCTTTCGGTGTGCCGGTCGAGTGCTTCGTTGATCTTGTTCATCAAGCTGCCTTCCTGAGTCTAATCCGAACCGCATCGCTGATCCGGTCTTGTGTCGCGCCCTTGCCGAGCAATGCCGGAAGGATGTCTTCGTCCACGGTTCCTTTTGCCATGATCCGGTGCAAGAATACACGGTCGGCAGCCTGACCCGAGCGGTGCAGCCGTTTGACAAATTGTCTATACAGTTCAAGTGAATGGCAAAGTCCATACCAGACCATGATGTTCGACCCGAACTGAAGGTTCAGACCATGCCCTGCGCTGGCCGGGTGGGTCAACAACATCCTGATCTTGCCCGCGTTCCAGTCCCGCTTGTCCGAGGTCGTTTCGCCCATGATGCGGACGTAGGGGAACCGTTTCTTGATCGCTTCCTTGTCGAACTGGAAGCTGTAGGCCACGAGGACCGGATGCCCGGCGGCCTCTTCCATGATCGACTCCAACACGTCCAGCTTATGCTCGTGGACCTTGACCGACTCCCTCGGCAGCCGACGGTCGGTCTCTTCATCGAACTTGTCGCCGAGGTAGAGCGAGCCGTTGGCGAACTGAAGCAGCTTGCCGGTCAAGACCCCATTGTTTACGGCTTCGATGACCTCGCGGTCCCCAGCCCGGTTCTTCACGTCAAGCGCCATCTCACGCTCGAACTCGCGGTAACGCTTCATCTGGGGCGGCGACAGGCGGACATAGTGGTCCACCGGAATCAGGGGCGGCAGGTTCAGGTAGTCAGCCTCTCGCAACGAGAAGAAGACATCTTTGATCGCACCCATGATCTCTTTTTCCGAGTGATCGAAGGGTTCCATCTTCCGGGTGTATTTGTCCTCTCGGAACCACCGCCGCTCGTAGTGAGTCCGCTTCAGGCCGAGGCGCTTGCCGCCGTCCAGCGCGTAGATCGGCCCCCAGAGGTCGATCAGCCCGTTGGGGCTGGGTGTGCCGGAAAGCTCCACGACCTTCTTGGTTCGCTGCCGGATGGACTGGATGACGCCAAGCTCTGTCAGGCGATCCTCGGGGATCGTGCCATCGGCGCGGGGCTTCGGGGTCGTGCGGATTTTACCGCCCTTCAACCGGCTGGCCTCGTCATAGACCAGCATGTCGAAAATCCACCGCTTGATCCCGATATGCTTCC